CGGGCCACCGCCAAAGACGAACCGTGTTCAACCCGGTGAGCCTTGATCGCGTTAATGTAATCCTGACCGACCAGTTTTCGTTCGACCTCCCCACTCCCTACCGGAACGACAGGGGATGCGAGAGCCGCTAACTGCGCGACCATTTCGCTGTTCCGGTCAATGCGCCTGCTGCCGTCGAACCAATAGTTTAGGACGGCCATAACGCGGTCCACCGCCTCCCCCTCTGGTGCAGGAACGACAGGGGATGCTGCGAGCATATCCTCCCAGACGCCTATCAGCGGCCCGTAACTGTCCAACCGGACGAGAGGCATCAGCGCCTCGCGGCCATTTACCAACATCGCCTCTGTCGGCTCAACCGGAACAGTCCGCCAAGCCTCCCCCTCTGGTGCAGGGGTGCGGGCCTCCATATCAGCGGGGAGTTCGTCGGGGGTCATGATGCTTCTCCTGTGCGCAATTGCTCCTCGACTGAGGAGGGCAACGATTGCCAGTTTATGCGCCGCACAATGTTTGAAACCGTCGTGTAACAAACGCCAAATTGTGCAGCTAATTCGCGTCGGGACGTTCCGTCGTCGGCAAGTTTTCGAATAGCCACAATGTCCGCAACGGCCAGTTTAGCGCTGGGGTTTTTCAATCCTGTTTTGGATGCCGAAATGCCAGCCCGATGAATGGCGCTTTTAGGCTTTCCGCGTCTAAAATCGGACAGTCGTTGCCGCGCCTCGGGGCCGAGTTTGTGGCCAGCCGATGAACCGGCGTTAGGCGCGAGATTGAATCCGGTGGCTACAGATTGCATTTTGTCGATCCATCGCTGTTCGATGCTCAACAGTTCGTCGTCAGAACGTGCAACCTCCAGAACGATGAGCGAGAACGCGTCAGGGCCGTTTTCTGCCCATGCACTTTGCAGTTTTTTGTTAGGGTGCCGACCTTTTCGGAGTAAGCATTTGTGCTGCCTCCAGCGGGCCGCAATGTTTTTGGAGCCGCCAACGTATGCCCTGCCATCTTGGCAGATGATCGCGTAAGCGCCGCAAACCCTCGCCATATCAGGCAATCCAAAAGAGCGAGATAACCCCAGCCATTGCAGCCAAGATGATGATGCTACGCGGGCGCAGGACCTCGGCCACGGCTTTAAGCCACATCGGAGGCTCGTCGGAGGGGCGGAAGTCCCATCCCCGCGATGAACCGTGATCAGTCATCATCGCGGCGTGTCGGCGGTGGTCGGTATGTTCGGCTCGATCAATCACTGGTCTTCTCCCTCTTGTTCTGATGCTTTTGTCATGAGCGAGAATGTCTCGGCCCAGCTTTCCACAATGGCTTTCATGCTTTCGCCGTTGGCCAAGGCTTGCTGATGCCGGGCTTCCAGCGCGGTTCCCTCCGTCGTGCGGAAGGCGATCAGGTTCTGTCGGCGTCTGTTGCTCATGTGGTAACCTTGCTCCCGTCTGTGGTAACCGTCAACACCTATTTCACCCTCCCCTTAAAAAACATTGGGGTTAGGTGCTGGCCAAGCTGGTTTTACGCTTTAGGCAATAGTCCGCTTTCCGCGAACTCCCCTATCTACCGATAGGACGCGGTTGGGAGCCTGCTTCTGCCTCGACCGTATAGCCTGACTGCCTTTTAATGAGGGCCAGCTCACTCCCCACCCAAAATTTGCCGGGTCAGCGTAGGGGGTCGATAGGTCAGGTTCCCCTCTCAGGCCGCAGGGCCATTCGAGGCGCTCGGAAATCCCTCATTTGATTGAGGGCAAAGTTCGCGCGGTCGTCATCGCTTGGCTTTGGGGACGGGAGCCATGCAAACCGGGGGCGACACATCAATCGCTAGGCTTGCTTCGGCTCGACCATGCGGCTATATCTCTAGCCGTCTAGACGGGCTGCTCGGCAAAAGCACCCAACGGGGCCGGGACTGTCACCACAGACCGGCCCCTCTCTTTTGCGCTCAAAAAATTTTGTCGTCAAGGCTTGGAGCGGATGCCCATGATGCCGGACGCTTTCAGGCTTTTTGCCTTCTCGACTAGCTTACCCTTTGCGAAGCCCGTCGCAGGCGTAATCCATCCGTCCGGGTGTATGGTTGCAGGGTCAATGTAGCTAACCACGAACGGCTCACCGAGGGCCGCGACCAGCGCCGGGCGTTGCGGATAGGGCGGGCGCTCGATCTTCGCCACAGCCTCCGCAGACGGAAGCCAATGATCGTATTTCTCGCCGTTTAGCCAGACGCTCAGGCCGCAAAAGCCGCAAGTCGGCTCCTTCTCCCTCAGATACCCCCGCAAAGCCTCTAGAAGCCGCTCCTGACCGACTTTAGCAGCATGGCGGTTCCATAGCTTACGGGTTTTGTCTTGACCGTCTCCGCGCTTACGCATCTGGCCAGCGCGAAGGCCCCACGCCTCGTCAAACGTATTTGCTTCACGCATTGGAAACTGTAGTATCTCAGCACCCACGACGTTTTTCCTCCCTTGTTGTGGCTAGACTAGCCCGGCGCGTGAACCATTCCGCGCCGGGTCTTTTTCATATCAGAACATTTTGCACCGGCTTTTGAACCGGCTCGGCAAATAGGCGGGGCTGCTTGTAAGCCTCCTCAATGCGGCGGCAGGCGATGTCGAAATAAGAAGGCTCGCGCTCTATGCCGATGAAGGCGCGGTCAGTCAGGGCGCAGGCAACGCCCGTGGTTCCGCTACCCATGAACGGGTCAAGAACAGTTTGAGCGTCGGGAAGGAAACCTATGCACCAGCGTATTAGGCGTTCAGGTTTTTGTGTCGGATGCTCTGCGCCATCTACCGCTACAGCAGATCGGTTACAGGTAAAGGCGCGGAGGGCGCAATCCATTGATGTCCAAGCAAGCTCGCCGTCAGACATCGAAAGCCCGTCTTGACCCTTGTTCCAGTATAGCCACCTCATCCGGGGGGGCAGCAAGTCGGCAAAATAGTTTCCCCCCCATATGATTTGATGGGTTGAGATGCCGCGTATCAGGTCGAACAAGGCTTGATCTGGACGACCCTCATCCCAGCCAAAATCCTTGTGGTGTTTCCGCTTGTGCTTGGCGTCCTTTGTAAAAGTTTCCGGTTGGCCGCTCCGCTTGATCCCATAAGGCGGGTCCGTCACAACCGCATCGACCGGCCCAAGAGTCGGCAAGATGTCCCGGCAATCGCCAAGTATCAGCCGACAGTCACCAATAATTTCCTCACGCATCACGATGCTCCACAAACGGAAAGCCAATCACCTTAGCCCGGATGATTACGCTCTCCTCTAGCCGGTTAAGCGCCTCTGCCACGTCTGCAACAGGTCGCTTGGCAAGCGAGCCGGATTTAAGAAGACGGTCTTCTTCCGGTGTCCATGCGCCTTTTGGCTTCCGCATCCTCAATCCTCCCAAACGCTAAACAGTGAAGGCCGCTTGGCAGGGACGGGCCTTGTCCTGACCGGTTCCGGCTTAGGCGCTGGCAAATGGTCGCCACGCTGAAACGCAAGGGCTAGGGCATGGACAAAGCGTTCATCTGCTACTCGTTGCCGCGCCTCGGTCTCGCGGTCTTTGTTGAAGCCGTCCGGGTATCTGTTGGCCAGCTCCGACCGGCCCAAGTCTTTCTGCCACGGGATGCCAAGCGTCCGCGCTCGTTCCCGGATAGTGTATTCCGTCCGGCCCAGCTTCTCGCCAATCTCGGCGGGGGTGAAGCCTAGTCGCTTCATCTTGCGAAGCGTGTTATCTTGAACGGAAGAGAACCAGTTACGCGGCTGATGCATATTCGCCTCCTGATCTGGCGCTAACCATCGTCCGCTCGTAACCTTTGGCCAGCGCGTAGAAAGCAAAGTCCCGCCCGCCATGTTTTCTAATCCGCACGGCGTGAGCGTATGTCTGTCCGTTCCGTTCGCAATGAGCGCGGACCCCGTGCAAAACTGTGGTATGGTCACGACCACCGATGCGCCGGGCAATCTCTGGATAAGAGAGATGCGGACACTCCGTGAAGGCCCTGTAATAAGCCTCTTGCCTTGGCCATGCGATATGACGCGAGCGACCCTGCCCGATTAGCGCGGCAACGGTTAGCCCGTGTTCCTGCGCGACCTCTCGCAAGATATTAGCGACTGTCTGTCTCATGTCTCTCTCCCCTTAAAAGGCCTCTTAGGCCATGTGGTTTTAGTCTTTGGGAACGGACGGGACGGGATTGAACCGCCTTTGACGGCCCGCCTAGCTTGCTGGCCCGTCTCCCGGCCTTGGCGCTTAGCCTTGGCGATGCGGGCAACGTCGCCTCCAGTCTTATCCGTCCGGTGGCAGGTTTTATGGACCAGCCTCAAGTTCTCATCGCTGTCGTCAAACCCTAAAGCCCACGGAATGATATGGTCTAACTCATACGCCTCATTGGCGTGAACCTTTTGTTTGCAGATGTCGCAGATGCCATTGTCACGGGCGAACAGGCGCAAGCGGCGAGCCTTGGACATAGACGGCCTAGGTGGGGCTGCTGTCATGCAAACAGGTCTTGCTGAAGGGTCGCAACGGGCGTTCGGGCGTCAATAAAAGATTGCCCGCCGACAAACTCATGTGAATAGCAAACGCGGGTTCGGTGCCGCTGTTTGTGGCCGTCCTCTTTGGTTTTGTGGCCTTCAACGTAATCAAGGCGGGCGCGGTGGTTTTTCGAAGTTGCCCGCCAATATGGCGAGGCGTCTCGATAGCCACCCAAACGCGGATGCGCTGTCTTTGAAAAGAACCGTCCGCCGTCAGCAACGAACGCACTGGCCACCGCGTCAGAGATGCGAACTCCCATGCCAAGGCCCTGAAAGTCCGGCAGAACGACAGTTCTGTGACCACGCCAAGCGTTCTTAAAGTTGCCGTTTGGAAAAGCTAACGCTGCCGCGAACCCGACGACTACGCCGTCCCATACGGCCAGCCAGCATCGAGAACTTCGATTAATGGCTCCGCTGAGATAGTGATGCGAACTAAAGGCTGCCCATTCCGAAGCGGCGCACGGGTAAAGCTCGACAGTGATACTTGGCCGGTCTGCCCCCCTTCCGGCCATTTGGCCGGTTTTGGTGTCAAAAACCCAATCCGGCGCAAGCCAAGGGATGATGTCGTAATGGCAAGACGCGATGACAATGTTAGTTAGCCCCGCCTCTCTGACATATCGCGCAAGAGCATTAGAGCATGAGCGCGCGACAACCCGATCAACGACGCTGGTAAACTCATCAACAACCGCGCCAGATTTTAGGCGGCGGGCAAGGTCCGCGCGAAACTTCTCGCCGGTTGAAAGGGCCGAAAACGGACGCAGCCACGCCGGTATGCTGTTCAGGCCAACGGCGCTAAATAGCCGACCGGCTTCGTTGGCGGTTGCAAAGTGCGACGCTACACATTTGTTATCGTTCCACGATACGTCGGCGGCGGAACCAAACCGCTTTAGCAGGGTGGTTTTTCCTGACCCGGATGGGCCCACAATAAGGCCGACGCCGAAACCGCCCCTTACGGCAGGCATATTCGGCGGCGTGAACGTCGTTTCACCGCTGAAATCATAGTCAAAGTCTTTGCTAATGTCGGCGGTGATGTCGTCCTGCTGGACCGTAGATCGAAGGGTGCGAATATCGCTCATGACGTTCATATCTCCACCACGATAATCCCATGAACCGCCAACATCAGTTTTTTCTTGAGGCGGTAAACCGGGGTCTTAAACCCTTTGCAGTCTTCAACGACAGCGCTTCCGATCTGGTCAACGTAGCCAAAGTCTGCTTTGTATGTGCAGACCTTGACGCCGTTAATGACGATGGGAAAAGACGGCTGAACCTGAAGACCGCTGATCTGGCGACCGCGCTGCAACAGCTTTAGTTCCCCATACCGGCGGCTTTCTTTCGCACTGTCAAAGGTGATGCCGTCAACGGTGGTTTTGACGTTCCGGTATTTGGGAGCCTTCACCGCCGCCCCTCGACCTTAAGCTCTTCAATCGAGAGAGCGCGAAGAGCCGCATAAATCGGAGCGCGGGCCTTTTTGGCTTTGATGACCTTCGCCAGTTCGTCCTTTAGAGCGTTACGCTGGCGGGCAATCTCGGCAAGGCGTCGGGCTTTATCTCCCGCGCTTGTATAGAAAGGGTGGGCTTGCCAGTCGTCCCGCTTTTGCGGTGCGGGCTGGCGATGAAAGCCGTAGCGGCTGAACAGGCGTTTGATCTGGGCAAACATGGTTATTTTCCCTTGGCTTTGCGCCGCGCTCTCGCACGGTCCATGATTTGTTTGATAACGGCCCCGTAATAGGTGGCGTCTGCCTTGCTTTTGAGCCGGGCGGCTTGGCTTTGAGCGAGTAAATCCCGCTCGCTGGCGTTGAGGTAGTCCAAAAGAATATCGGTCATGCCGCATCATAGGCATACCGCTATCAGGGATGCAATCGCAAAAATGCGTCGATTATCGCTTGACGCCCTCCCCGGTGCCGTGTTTTATGGTGGCAACAAGGGAGAGACGACATGACTGACGAACAAAAAAAGATTGTCGAAGGCCGCGAATGGATTGCTTCGCTGGCTGAGGCGGAAGGCGAACACACATTCGCAAGCGAGGTCCGTTTCGGATGCTGGGACCATCGCAGCGACGTGGCAAAAGCTATTACGGGCGAACGGTTTGAGGTTCGTTCAACGGCCCGCCGCATGGGAGCGATGAAATGAAGTTCTCGAAAGAACTCTGCAAACTGGACGACGATATGTGGGAGGCGCATCGCGACTACGCCCACGAAAACGATAAAGACTGGGCCAACGCCGACGAACTCCGCGAAGAAGGCCTTGCAATCGGTGAGGAAGCCTACAAGCTCAACCCCGAAAACGATTACGAGCACGACGCGGGCGATTGGGAAACTTACATCGAAGAAGAGCTGGGCAGGTATCACGAGTATCAGCAATCCGTCGTCGCCCGCGCCGCCTATTACCGCGTTCAAGAATGCGCTGAGGAAGCCGCTGACAAGGCCGCGAAGGCTCTGGCGATGGCCGCTGACATTACGGGAGCCGTGTGATGGCCAAGCGTTACACCTTTACGACCTGTCTTTCGTTTGGAACAGACGGCGAGGCTGATTTCTGCGAGCTGGACGCCACGGTGTCGTTTGCCTTCACGCCGGGCCGCGCTGCTGCCCCGCCCGCATACGACCACGGCGGATTGCCCGCAGACCCGCCCGAGATTGATGACATTTGGGTTGAGTTCATCGACGGGCGCCGCCCGTATGCCGCTACCGATAGGGAAACCATCGACGCAATCCTTGACCAATTTGCGACCGGCGATTTTGACGACCTTCTCATTGAGGTGACGGAATGAAAGACCTTTACATCGAAGAGTATGACCGCCTTGTCAGCCTCTATGTGGAGCAAGGCATGACGGAGGCGGACGCCCGCGCACTGGCTGAAGACGAGGCCTATGAAGCAGCGTGTGACCTTATCGCTGACCGGGCAGACAATGCCCGTGATGCTGCTAAAGACAGGGACCTGTGATGACCGACATTATCGACGCTTTCCAAAGCATCCGTCATTCTGGCCAGTTTGAACCGTGTATGTCGGCGCTGACTGCTGCCATTGGTGACGTTGAGCGCCTAGCCGACATAACGCCTGACCAGATGGAACGGCTATGGAAAGCCACAGCGCGGCTGGGCAACGCAGTAGCGGCTAAGTCTGATGACTGACCGCCCGCTTGCCAAATACAAAGAGTGCCGCTTGTGGCTGGACGACGGTGGCATCTACCGACCCGCAACAACCTTTGCCGTCCGAATGATGGCGCGAATGTTTGAAAACCGAACCGACCAGAACGCAACGCGATACGTCCGCGATTGTCGTATGGCTCTGGCACAATACGAAAAGGCAATGGAGGAAGCCAAATGCGAAGCAGCGACACACTAACCAAAATCAGCCCGGCGCTGGTTGCCGCCGTTAATTCAATGGCGGGAGTGGCGAAAACAGCCGACAACGACGGATTCAAAAAGAACGGCAAGGCGTCAAAATACGCTACGCTGGCTGACTGCATTGATGCCAGCCGGGCTGCTTTGTCTGCTAACGGCCTTTGCGTCATTCAGGGACCTGGTGCGACGAACACGGAAGCTAAGACCCTGTGCATTACGACGCGTATCATTCACGACAGCGGCGAATGGATCGAGACGGACTTTGATATGCCGCTGACCAAATGGTCACCGCATGAGGCCGGGTCAGCCACAACATACGGCAGACGCTTTGCGCTGATGGCAATGCTTGGCCTTGCACCGGTTGAGGATGACGACGGCAACGCAGCCTCTGGCCTCAAGGTCGAGAAGAACCCGTCGATTAGCGTTCACCCTGAAGGCCCAGACTGGTGGGGCGCGGAAGGCTCTGGAATGTCTGCTGCCAAAGCTAAGGCAGAGGGGTGGGGCGAAACCCTAGACGGATGGCTTGGCGCTATCCCGATGCTTCCGACAATGGAAGCGTGGCAAAAGTGGTGCCGCGACCGTGACGAAGACGTTAAAAAACTCCCGAAAGGCTGGCGCATCCACCTCCGTGAAGAACTCGAAAACAGAAAGAAAGAACTCTGATGGCTGGCTACGAATCTCGTCCCGGTGACCTGACGATCTACAAGGAACGCGAAAAGAAAAATGACAAAGCGCCAGATTGGAAAGGGTCCGCGCTGGTTGTCATTCCCGAGGGCGCAAAGCCCGGTGATGTCGTCAAGATGGAAGTAGCCGTCTGGGCGAAGGGCCAATATGGCACGATGCTCGGCGGTCAAATCAAGCCCGCTCGCCAGATTGATGCGCCTATCAGCAATCGCGAGTTCAGTGGTCCGGCTGGTCGCGTTGACCCGTTTGACGACAACACGCCGTGGTGATGCTGGTATCAGACGACGATATGCACGACGTGCTGGCGGTCCTTGGTGATGAATCAGGGGCCGCGCACCGCGCCGCGCATGAATATCTGGACGCCCTGACAAAAACGGTTCTTGCCGAACTGATGGGCGAGAGTGACGCAAAGTCAGCTACGGAGCGAGAGCAATGGGCAAGAGCGCAGCCACGGTTCAAAGAGCATCTGGCGAAGGTCGGAGCGCAGGCGAAGGCGGATTACACGTTCCGCCAACGCTACGCAGCAGCCAACGCGAAGATGGAGGTGTGGCGGACACAGAATGCCAACAACCGGGCGGCAGAACGCCTCCGCTAGAAACCTGGACCCCGTGGACAGTTAGGAAGCAAAATTACAGCCGATGACCCGATTTGAAAAAGCAGACAGGTTAGCAGCGGTGATATTCCGCAGATTGCCCGGCACAACATCCCGCCAAGCCCAGACAGCGCACCGCACAGCCAAAGAGATAGCGGCTGACGTATTAGACGAACTTGAACGGATTGAGCGCGTGGAAAAATCATGTTCATAATCGGCTCGTTTGACCGCTTCTTTCACGGCTACATCCGCAAGGAATACACGCGCGACCTGGAGGATGGACACGGCCAGTATCTCCCGTGCATCATCCACGGCCTCCGTGTGGTTCAAGGCAAGTCGCTAGAGTTCCAATGCGTCCTGACCGAGTATGGCGCCGGGGCTGGGTTTCTCGCCCCCATTGAGGCTTTCTGCTGGAAGATACCCGACAAGCCCCGCGCTCCAAATGAGGCGGTGGATTACACATACGTCCAGCCGTGGGACTGTTTCTCAAGCGAGTTCGGTGTCCATGCGTTTGAGTTCAATCGCCGCATGAAGGCACAGATTCTGCCGGATCGACGCGGTGCCAGGTATCGGTTCTCAATTGACTTCACCGGCTCGTCGCTGGCCGACATGAGCGAGCAACACAAGCATCTGCACGTCATGGAGCTAGAGGACGGCACGATAGGCGCGTTCCCTAACAATCGCGTTTTGTGGGTTGAGCCTGCTATGTGGGCAAAACCGTTTGAGGACCGGCCTGATTTCCAAGCCTTGTCTGGCGAATGGATGGCGGAATAAAATGCGCTGACTGCGTAAAAAGTGCTTGCTCCCTGCGTAATAGGTGCTATGTTCAGTCATCGGCGCAGGGCAATCAAGCACTAGCCGGATGGAAACAGACAGATGAACACGGAGCGGGATTTTCAAGAAGCGGTCCGCCAAGTTGCAGAGCGTAACGACCTGACCCAGTCGCAACAGAATTTCGTTGAAATGCATTGCGCCGAAAACGGTTACGATTGCGGTGCCGATTGCTGGACCGTCGCCATCGCCACGCTGGCCGAAATCATCGATCAAGGCACCCTGATCGCCGTCGCCAATAATGAGGGCCTGTGATGACCCGCGCAAACATCAAAACCGGAACGGTTCGCGTCTTTGAGGACGCTGACGACCGTAGCCATTGGTTTGGCCTAGAGCAATGGAACGGCAGCGGCTGGACGAACCTTCGCCCGGCACACCCGACATTCTGGACTCGCGAAGCCGCCCAAAACTATGTCGATCTAAAGTTCCCGGTAGGCGCATGACGCCCCTTGAATACCGCACCGCCCTCACAACCCTCGGCCTGTCGCAACAAGCTGCGGGCCGGTGGCTCATGGTCAGCCCGAAGACCGCACAGAACTACGCCAAGCTAGGCCCTAGCGGCCCGGCTGCTGTAGCTATCCGCATGGCATTGCAGCACGGCTTGACCGTTTAGCCAGGCTAAGGCATTATTCATCCCGCTCTATGTCGGCTGCTGCGGCGATGGCTAGACGCAAACCAGACTGAGGACACATGGCAGGCGGTCGCCCCTCCAAATACAGCGACAAGCTGGCAGAGGAGATTTGCCGTCGTCTCGGCAAGGGTGAGCCAATGGCTCGCATCTGCGATGACGACCATATGCCAAGCTACAACACCATCTGGCGATGGGAGAATGAAAACGCTGAGTTTCGTGAGCTTTCCGCCCGCGCGAAACAGAATGGCACTCACTTCTTGGCGGATGATACGCTCCGCATTGCCGATGATGACACCATCGACACGCAACGCGCCAAGCTGATGATTGACACGCGGCTGCGCTTGATTGGCAAGTGGAACGCCAAGGCTTACGGCGACAAGCTGCAACAGGAAGTTTCTGGCCCTGATGGCGGCGCTCTTACGGTCACATGGCTGAAACCAGAGTAATCCCATACGCCCCTCGCCGGGTGTTCCTGCCGTTCCATAACCGGACGCAACGCTTTGCCATTGGGGTGGCGCACCGTCGATGCGGTAAGACGGTGGCTTGCATCAATGACATGATCCGCAACGCGGTGGTGTCTGACAAGCCCCACTATCGAGCGGCCTATCTTGCGCCTTACTTGAAGCAGGCTAAGGACGTGGCATGGGAGTATCTGAAACGATACAGCCAGCCGATCTGGGCAAAGCCGCCAAACGAATCAGAACTGTATGTCGAGCTAATTGGCGGCAAGCGCATCAAGATTTACGGCGCTGACAACCCGGATGCCCTGCGTGGTGGCTACCTGGATGACGCCACGCTGGATGAGTATGCGGATATGTATCCCGGCATCTTTGGTTCTATCATCCGCCCGATGCTGGCTGACCGGCAGGGAACAGCTACGTTCATCGGGACGCCGAAGGGGCGCAATGCGTTCTTTGAC